ATCTCTGCTACAGGAGATCATTTATTTAAAGATGGTTCGGTTGTTGTACCAGGTGCAGTACACCTACATAATAAAATTGATTATGTAAGATTATCAGCATGTAACACAAGTGCAGTTGCAGACATTGTTGGTACCGAATATAGTGATGGTACTAATGTTGCTCGTGTTATTCATGCTACATTAGCTAGTGGCGATGACTCTATTACTCTATTTGTACAATATATTTCAGGTGCAGTATTTGCGGCCGGTGCCTCGTTAACAGCTACAGGAAGTAAGACAGCTACAGTTGCAAGTTCTAATGATGCGAATGGTAAAACTCCAGTAGGATTTGGTTCAATCGTTTCAATCGAAGATGGTATCTATTATATTAAGAGACACTTCGTTACGGTCAAAGCAAGTACAATTGTTTTAAACAAATATTCTCCTGATGTATCATTTGATATTGGCTTACTTGTTACAGAATCTCTTGTTAGTTCAGGTACTGATTCATCTCTCAATGATAATGCTACTGGCACTCCTAATGAGTCTGCTCCAGGTGCACATCGTTATTCTATTACAGCAGCGTTATCTTCTCAAGCAGTCAATGCAAGCTCTGGTAACTTTGTTCTTATTGCTCGATTAGAGTCTGGTATTATTACAAAGAATGCGAGAACAGCTGATTATAATGTGCTCGAAGATGAATTAGCACGTAGAACATTTGATGAATCAGGTAACTACTATGTTAATCCATTTAAAGCTACTGTTAAAACACATCAAGCCTCAAGCCCTGATGCTACGAAGCTAACTACTGTTGTTGAGCCTTCGAAAGCATACGTACGAGGTTATGAGATCGAGACATTAGCAAATACAAATGTCCACGTTGATAGAGCAAGAACATCTGAAGTAGTTGATGATAAGCTTGTAGAGATTACTCATAATAACTTTATTGAAGTCACAGCGATGACTGGAGTTCCTGATATTACCACATTTGGTAAGATATCGATTGAGAATTCTAGTGGTACAGAGATTGGTACATGTAGAGCTCGTTCAATCGAAAGAGTAAGTGGTAATGGTGCAACATCTGCGTCAAGATATAGAATACATATATTCGATTTTACTGGTACAATGACAGCTGCAACTCAATTAGATGACAAAGAGGGCACCGCTGCAGGTACAGCCTTTGCCGCAACGATCGCGGACAGTGGCGCTGCGACCGCATATAACATCGGCCCTGACAGTTTAGTATATGAGTTACCATATAAAAGAATTAAAACATTAGACGGAGAAGTTGATGAATCTGCTGCAGATGATTTTGACTTTAGTTATAATGTTAATCGTATAGTTGGTAGTGCAACAGTATCAGGTTCTGGTACTGCTACATTTACTGCGTTATCAGCTGGAGAACAATTTGGTTCGAAGGCAGCTAACACAAACTGGATTTTAATTAACGATACGAATGATGGAGATGGTGGTGAAGAAGTAGTTCCTGCTGATATTACAATTAATAATAGTGCAAACCCACCGAGTGTCGTAATTGCTAACTTACCAACATCTGGAGATTTAGGTGGTGGTGGCAGTGATGGTGCTGTAGGAGATACAGTAAGACTTATCGCTCCAATGGTACGTACACTAGGTCAAAAGACAAAGACTCTGAGTTCAAATACTGCTGTAAACTTTAATGCAGGTACAGACTTTACTGGTACTGGTCAAGCTCTTGGACATGCAGATGTACATGAATTAGTATCAGTTGTTGAGACTTCTGGTTCTGCTAACGTTACTACTCACTTTGATTTAGATAACGGACAAAGAGATGATTACTATGATGTTGGTCGTATTAAGTTAAAGACTACATCAAACTACACAGCGGCCGTAGCACTTACTATTACATATAAGTATTTCTCGCATTCAACAGGAGACTTCTTCTCAGTTGATTCATATACGGGTCAAATCGATTACGCAGATATTCCTAAGTTAGGTGATATAGAATTAAGATCTGCTGTTGACTTTAGACCAAGAGTTGGTAATGCTGGTGGTAACTTTACAGGAACAGGTGCTATTACAGCGGTTGCTCCTTCAAGATTCTCTCAGTTCTCAACAAATATTCAATACTATCTGCCAAGAATAGATAAGATTTATCTTGATTCAAAAGGTGTATTTGGTGTTTCGCCAGGTGTTCCAGCGGTTTATCCTTCTCCACCTTCTATTCCTACAGATGCAATGCATTTATATACGTTAAAGATTCCTGCGTATACTACAGGTCCTGACGAAGTTACTCTTGACTTTGTAGATAATCGTCGTTATACAATGCGTGATATTGGTCGTATTGATAAGAGAATAACTCAGATCGAATACTATTCAGTGCTATCATTCCTTGAAGCTGAAGCACAGAATAAACAAATTATAGATGGATCTTCAAGCTTACAAAGATTTAAATCAGGTTATTTAGTAGATGCATTCTCAAATACAAGAATGTCAAACTCTTCATCGCCTGAATATCGAGCTTCAATTGATTTAAGAAATCGTGTACTAAGACCACCATTTGCATCTGGTAATGCTCCATTAACATATGTTTCTAGTTCATCAGGTACAACAAAAACTGGAGACTTAGTTACATTACCATATACTCATGCAGCAATGATAACACAAGGTCAGTATTCTGGTCAAATCAACGTTAATCCATATGATGTATTTAACTGGACTGGTTCAATGACACTAACTCCATCATCTGATGAGTGGAGAGATGTTGATCGTAGACCTGAAGTTGTCATTAATAATGATGGTGAATTTGATGCAATGATGAATGCTTTACAGCCTCAAGTAGGTACTGTATGGGGTGATTGGTCAACAAACTGGACTGGACAAGAATGGGAAGCTCACGGAAGACGTAGAGAATTATTCAATACTGGTACATCAACACGAGTAGGTGTACAACAAACGATTGAGGTACAAACATCAAGATTTAGTGTTGGTGATCGTATAGTAGAGGTTAACTTTATACCATTCATGAGAACAAGATTAGTTGCCTTCTCTGCAACACGTATGAAACCAGGTGTTCAAGTATTTGCATTCTTTGATGGTACTGCAGTAGCAGACTTTGTTAAATCAGGAAGCCATTCATTTACACCTTTAGTTGGTATTAATAGTTTAACTGCTCACCCAGGTACAGCATCTACCCTCACAACTGATGCGAACGGTGCAGTGTCTGGTACATTCCTTATACCAAATAACTCTACACTTAATTTTGCTACAGGTGATAAAGAATTTAAACTAACTCAATCATCTACGAATGATGACGAGACAACTACTACATCGGCTACTGCAACATACAGAGCTACTGGATTACTTGAAACAAGAGAGAATGTTATTGTTTCAACACGTACTCCTGTTATTTCAAGAGTAGCTGTTAATGAATCAGTAAATGCAAGATCATCGACTGGTAGAGTTAGATGGGTTGATCCATTAGCGCAGTCAATATTACTTGATAAAGCTGCATTCGTTACAAAGATTGATTTAATATTTACTGCAAAAGATAGTGCTATACCTGTAACGGTAGATATACGTGAAATGGTAAATGGATTCCCAACTCAAAACATTATTCCATTCTCTGAAGTAACTCTCAATCCTGGTTCGGTAAACATTGATGGTACAGTATCTACATTTACATTCCCATCACCAGTATATCTACAAGATGGTGTTGAGTATGCAATTGTTATTATGGCTAACTCAAACAAATACATGGTACGTTATGCTGAGATTGGTAAGGAAGATCAGAACGGTAATAGAATATCACAACAACCATATGCTGGTGTATTATTTAAATCTGCGAATGCTTCAACATGGAGTCCAGATCAAAATAAAGACTTAACGTTTACATTACATCGTGCAAACTTTGATATTTCTACTACTCGTACAGCAGTATTAAGAAATGCTGAGTTACCTTCAAGAGCGTTAGTTACAGATCCATTAACTACTGTGGCAAACACTGCTGCACAAGATAACATTATTACCGTAGCTCATCGTGATCATAGTCATTCAGCTGGTGATTCAGTTACTCTTGCAGGTTTCGCTGCGACGAATGGTTATACAGCTGCTGAGTTAAACAAAGCACACACAATTACTGCAATCGCAAGAGATAGTTATACGATTACAGTTGCTGCAGCTAATCACGCAAATGCGATTACTGCTGGTAATGGTGGTGGTTCAGCGTGTCAAGCAACAGAAGGTTTAGAATGGAATACAGCTCGTCCAATGTTACAACAAGTTGTATTGCCTAATACAGTACAAACTTGGACAATTAAAGATACAGCTGTAGGTAATGGTACATCAATTGGTTCGACCGCAGCTGCTATTGTCGCGAATGAAGATTATACTCCATTATCACCTAAGGTTATTAAACCTGGTTCAACACATACTGCTGAATTAAGTGGTGTATTTAGTTCTACTAATGCTTACTTATCACCAGTACTTGATTTAGAAAGATCTTCTATCATTACTATTGGTAATCGTATAGACAACAGTAGTACAGTTGCTGAGACTGATGCAAGTAAAGGATCTAACCTAGCGAAGTACGTAACGAAAACAGTTGAATTAAATGATAGCTCGGATGGCTTAAAGATTTATTTAGATATTAATCGACCTAACGGATCATTCGTTGACGTATACTATAAATTTGGTAATACGGCAGGAACATTTGATACTGAGTCATGGGTAGCAGCTACACCAACAGGTAATAATGGTGCAGTAGCATTCTCAGATGGAACTACTTATAACGAAACAGAATATAACATTACTGCGGCAAATACATTTACTATATTTGCTGTGAAGATTGTAATGAGATCTGGAAGTACGAGTACTGTTCCAATGTGTCAAGATCTTCGAGCCATAGCATTGAGAGCATAATGAAAGTACCTATTCAAGGACATCCTGGTATGGTAAGAGACACGAGCTCAGGTGCTATTATAAATATGACTAGTGATGGTGCTCAACATTCAGCGAATAGGGCAAGATTAATAAAGGACGCAGAGAGATTGAACCAAGTAGAACAAGACGTATCAGAAATTAAAATGATGCTCAAACAATTAATAGAGAGATAATATGGCAAACACAGTAAACGTAACAACGGCAAATACATTTGAACAATGGAGAGTCAAAACCAATGAGATTGGTACTGCCATTGGTGATTTAGACGATGTCACAANCAGTGATATTGGTGCAACTACTATTGTTGCAGCTGTTAAAGCACACCAAGGTATTGTTGCTGGTAGTGTAACAACTTCAGGATCTACCATGACAGGTAGCTTAATCTTTAATGATAACGCGAAGGTTATACTTGGTACATCATCAGATGGCTTAGAGATATATCATGATGGTTCACATTCTTATATAGCAGACACAGGAACTGGTAATTTAAAATTCACTGCTCCAGCTGCAGAGTTTTCTGCTAACGTAGATGTAGCAGGCACACTATCACTTGCTGGTATTAGTCTTGCTGAAACAATATCAGATACGGTTGGAGCAATGGTTGGTTCAAATACTGAAACAGGTATTGCAGTAACTTATGATGATAGTGACAATACATTAGATTTTGTATTAGGTACTTCTCAAACATCAATAACATCTCTTAAGAATGCAGCTTTAGCCATTGGTAGAGATGCTGATAACGAAATAAATTTTGCTACAGATAATAACATTATCTTTAGAGCTGCTGGTGCAAATGAATTAAAATTAGTAACTGCTGCATTACATCCTATAACAGACAGTGATCTTGATTTAGGTACGACAGCTTTAAGATTTAAAGATACATTCACAGATAGTATTACTGTGACAGGTGCAGTAACTGCTAATAGTTTAGATATTGAGGGTGATGTTGACGTTAATGGTACACTCGAAGCAGATGCTATTACAGTTGGTGGTGTAACATTAAATTCAACTATTGGTGTTGCTGTTGGTGCGATGGTTACTTCAAACACTGAATCTGGTATTACAGTAGCATATCAAGCCAGTGATAACACACTCGACTTTGATGTGAATGACCCAACAATAGAGTTGACAGGTGCTGTAACAGGTCAAGGTACAATGACAAATTTAGGTAATGTAACTATTGCTACTACAAGCGGTGTAGCTAATGTTGTTGAAGCTGACATAGCGAATGATGCTGTATCAAGAGCAAAGTTAAAAGATGAAGTATCGTTATTAATAGTTAACGCTGCAGGTAGTACCGTGAAAACAATATACGGTGCAGGATCATAATAAAATATAAATAGGTGTAAGTATGGCAGTATATTCAGATTTAACAATAGACCAAGGTACAGATTTTTCGGCTGAGGTAGTAGTAGACGATACTGATGGAACAACAGCGAATCTAACGGGTTATACAGTAGCAGGGCAAATAAGAAAGACATATTCGTCTACTACTAAAGTTGATTTTACAGCTACAGTCGCTGATGCGGCCGCAGGTAAAATACAAATAGCTTTAAGTAATACACAGACTGGAGCGATGAAAGCTGGTAGATATGTATACGATGTTGAGATAACAAAAACAAGTAACTCGTATAAAACACGAGTGTTAGAAGGACAAGTAACAGTAACACCAGGAGTAACTCAGTAATGGCATTACAAGGTAAGATAACAACTACACCTAGTTTACAAGCCAAGAGCTCAGCGCAGAGGACGATTGATGCTCAGAAAGTACTGCTTACAACTGGACAGAGTTTTGCAACGCTAACAGACGTTGATATATCTGCGAGAACTGATGGTTCGCTTATGCAATATGATGCAACTGCTGGTAAGTTTAAGGTTAAATCTGTGATTGAAGATACTGGTTCTTTATTAAAAATTAACGGTGGATCATTTTAGGGAATAGGATATGGCAGGCACAGTAATTATAACCAAACACAGTTTATCGACCGGGAGTCCGGCAACTGATGCGTTATCCGTAGGTGAATTAGCCTACTCCTTTTCCTCAGATAGATTATTTATTGGTGAAACATCTGGTAGTGATGTAGTAGCACGAATTATAGGTGGTCAGTTATATACTGACATGATGGACCACACAGCTGGTACACTAACAGCATCATCTGCAATCATAACAGATGCAAACAATAAGATTGACCAATTAAATGTTGATAATATATCAATTAATGGTAATGTTATTTCATCAACAGATACTAATGGTAATATTAATCTTACACCAAATGGTTCTGGTTATGTTGTATTAGATTCATTAAAATATCCAAGAGCTGATGGTTCTGCCAATCAATTCTTACAAACTGACGGTTCAGGTAACCTATCATTTGCCACAGTTATATCATCATTAAGTATTGGTGCTGATACAGGTTCAAATGATTCAGTAAACACTGGTGAGGTCATCAATTTCGCTGGTGGTACAGGTGTAGCTACAACCGTAACAGATAATACAATCACAATAGCTATTGGCCAGGCAGTTGCAACAACCTCTAATGTTCAATTTGCTAACACAACAATCACTGGTAACTTAACCGTACAAGGTACAACGACTACGGTAAATAGTTCAGTAACAGTTTTAGACGATCCAATTATAACGTTAGGTACTTCAGGTTCATCAAGCTCTGATGACAATAAAGACCGAGGTGTTGAATTTAGATACAACGATGGATCAGCAAGAGTTGGTTTCATGGGTTGGGACGATTCAGCCTCTGGATTTACAATGTTACAAAGCGCAACAAATACATCAGAAGTATTTTCTGGTACACCAGCTGGCTTACATGTAGGTACACTAACATTAGTGAATGATCTTGCGGTAGCACAAGGTGGTACAGGATTAAGTTCATTTACAGGTGATGCTGTAATGATCTCAAATAATGCTGGTACTGGAATGTCATTCATCGATGTTTCAGGTGCACAGAGTCAATATAATGTTATTGGCTTCAATTCCTCAGGAGTTCCTATAGCCACCACAACTATTGACGGTGGAGCATTCTAATTAAATTGAATTGAATAACATTATATTATAAATAAGTACATGGTGGTTATATAATCGCCTTAAATAAAATTAGATGGCATATATATGGCAGGAACAGTAGTAAAAATCAAGCAATCGACGGTTGCGGGAAAGAAACCCGTATCTGGAGATCTCGCACAAGGCGAATTAGCCCTTAATGTTACCGACCAAATTTTATATTCCAAGGATTCCAATGGAGATATCTTTGCCATTGGTTCTGAAAAAATAATAGACATGGGAAACTGGAATAGTGATGTACTCTTAGATGGCGGTGACGCTGATGATTCAGTTCTAAAAACATATGACGGAGGAGCCTCACTGTGAGTACAATTTTTAAATTAAGAAGAGATACTGCGGCCAATTGGTCGAGTAACAACCCAACACTAGCAGATGGTGAATTAGGTTTTGACAAAACTAATGTATACCTAAAGATTGGTGATGGTACTACAGCATGGAATTCATTAGGACAGTTTACTCAAAACGTAGAAAATATTGAGGATACTGTTGGCACAATGATAGCTGCCAATACTGAAACATTTATTACAGTAACCTACGATGATTCAGACGGAACATTAGACTTTACGGTTCCAGTATTAGACGAGGATAACCTCGCAACGAATTCAGCAACACATTTAGCTACACAACAATCAATCAAAGCTTATGTTGATGCACAAGTAACAGCTCAAGACTTAGACTTTCAAGGTGATTCTGGTGGTGCTCTATCAATTGATTTAGATAGTGAGACATTAGATATTGCTGGTGGTACAAACATTACTACTGCTGGTTCTGGAAATACTGTCACAGTAAATATTTCTCCTCTCGATGAGGACAATATGGCATCGAATAGTGCTACTCAGGTTGCATCACAGCAATCTATTAAAGCATACGTAGATGCACAAGTTACTGCTCAAGATTTAGATACAGCTGGTGATTCAGGTACAGGGTCAATTGATTTAGATAGTCAAAGCTTAACAATATCAGGTACATCAAACCAAATTACAACCGTTGCTTCTAATCAAGGCATTACAATTGGTTTACCAGACAATGTAACAATCGCAGGTAACTTAACTGTTGCAGGTACACAAACAACTGTTTCATCGACTACAGTTAATGTTGCAGATCCAATATTATCATTAGCTACAAACAATGGTTCAGCAGATGCTGTTGACATAGGTTTCTATGGTTTGTATGACACAAGTGGTTCACAAGATCTATACTCTGGTTTATTTAGAGATGCAAGTGATTCTGGTAAATGGAAGTTATTTAAAGACTCACAAGCAGAACCAACAACTACGGTTAATGTAAGTGCTACTGGTCATGCGACTGGTACATTAGTTGCTAACTTAGAAGGTGCTGTAACGGGTAATGTAACAGGTAATGTAACAGGTAATATTGCAGGTGCAACGGCCAATATGACTGGTTTAGTT